AAGTGTCAAAAACGTTATTGGTTGACGGAAACAACCTATTAAAAATCGGATTTCACGGAGTAAGAGATTTCTTTAATAAAGGAGAACACGTTGGGGGTATTTGGCACTTTCTAAATACCCTAAAACGTTTCCTTGACGAGAATAACTATAACAAAGTAGTTGTGTTTTGGGATGGAGAAACAAGTTCATCACAAAGAAGATTATTATATCCAAAATACAAACTTAATCGTAAAACTAGTAACCCCGAAGATTTTAAAGAAGAATCGTTTTTAAAACAAAAACAAAGGGTTAAAGAATACCTTGAGGAAATGTTTGTTAGACAATTGGACGTTGAAAATTCAGAAGCCGATGATCTGATTGCTTATTATTGTCAGATTTCTGAAGACGAAAGTAAAACAATATTTTCGACAGATAGAGACCTTACACAACTTATTTCTAAAGATGTGACAATATATTCACCAATAACAAAAAGGTATTATAAGAATGGAGATACGATTAAAATTGATCAAATAGAGATTCCCCACTATAATGTTAAAACATATAAAATATTAACTGGTGATAGTTCAGATAATATTGATGGTATTTTTTATCTTGGTGAAAAAACTTTTGTAAAATTATTTCCTGAAATACTTGAAAAGGAAATTAGTTTTACTGATATTTTAACAAAAGGTGAAGAATTATTAAAAGAACAGAAAGAAAATGTGGTTTTAAAAAATCTTTTAAGTGGAAAAACAAAAGAGGGAATATTTGGGGACGAGTTTTTTGTTATTAACGAAAAATTAGTTGACTTATCAAAGCCTTTGATTTCCGAAGAAGGAAAAGAGTTAGTTCGATCGTATTACTCTGAGTCGTTGGATCCAGACGGAAGGGGACACAGGAATTTAATTCGTATGATGATGGACGACGGATTCTTTAAATACTTACCAAAGGGTGACGACTCGTGGGTAAATTTTTTAAAACCATTTTTAAAACTATCAAGAAAAGAAAAAAGTAAGTTTAGAAACAAAAAGTAGAAACCAAAAAAACTATGAAAGAACAAGAAATAACAAAAGTAGAATTTTTGTTAATGTGTAATGAAAACATTGTTGTCCAAAGATTTTTTAATGTTAGAGGATTCAATAAAAACGCTCACAAATCAGAAAATTTTTATGATCATATTAATTCGTTGTGTAACGAACTACAATATGATTTAAAGATGAGATCTGTAAGTTATTTATTGACTAATCAATACGAGATTTTTGAAAATCCCGAAATCTTAAACACATCAATTACGGATGGTCCAGAAAAATTTAATTTAATTATTAAGGTTGGAGACCTGACAATTTGTCATAGGCAGTTTGATGCCAAAGTATACCCTCCGAAGGTAAGATACACCGTAGACCTACGCCCAAAGTTAAAAACGATAATGGCTGGTCTTACTGACATTTTTTCAGGTAAGAAATTTAATTATTTTTATCCCGAACTTATCAAAAATTAATAGTATTTATCATACGAAAGGAGAAACAAGACAATGGCAACGAGTAAAAATTTTGAGTATTTAGGAAATACATTTCAATTACAACTTTTAAATCAAATTATAGTAGACAAAGATTTTTCACATTCTATTATTGATGTAATTGAGAACAACTATTTTGAAAACAAATACTTCAAAATAATCATTCAAATGGTGAGGGAATATTATTTAAAATATGATCACACACCATCATTTGAAACCCTTGAACAAATAACTAAATCTGAACTTCAGCAGGAATTAGCATCCAAGATTGTAATGGACACAATCAAGAAAATTAAGGATGCACCTATTGATGGCGTAGGTTTCGTTCAAGAAAAGGCTTTAAAATTCTGTAAACAACAAGAACTTCAAAAGGTAATGGGTCAGGCCCAAAAGATCATTGACGGAGGTGAGTTTGAAAACTACGACACTTTAGAGGAGTTGGTTAAGACAGCACTTCAAGTAGGAGCAAAAGACACATCAATGACGGATATATTTTCGAACCTTGATCAAGTGTTAGAAGAAGATTACAGACACCCAATTCCTATGGGAATCCCTGGTATTGACAGACTACTTAAAGGTGGTTTGGCTAAAGGAGAAATCGGTGTAATCTTAGCACCAACTGGTGTGGGTAAATCAACAATTTTAACAAAGATTGCTAATCACTCATTTAATCTTGGGTTTAACGTCCTTCAAGTCTTTTTTGAGGACAATCCAAAGGTTATTCAAAGAAAGCATATCACGTTGTGGACAAAGATTCACCCTGACGATTTGTCAGGAAAAAAAGACGAGGTAATGAAAAAAGTCAAAGAAGTTGAAGAGTCGATGCCAAATAAGTTGATAATGAAAAAGTTACCTTCAGATACAATGACTATGTTACAAATCAAAAATCAAATTAGAAAAATTATTTCTGATGGGATTAAAATTGACATGGTGGTTTTAGATTATATTGATTGTGTTGTTCCAGACAAAAACTTGGGTGATGAATGGAAAAGTGAAGGTTCGGTAATGAGAGCATTTGAGGCAATGTGTCACGAAATGGATCTTGTTGGGTGGACTGCAACACAAGGAAATAGGGCATCAATTTCATCAGAAGTTGTTACAACGGACCAAATGGGTGGGTCAATTAAAAAGGCACAAGTTGGTCACGTAATCATATCGGTAGCAAAAACATTACAACAAAAAGAACTTAAACTGGCAACAATCGCGATAACCAAGTCAAGAATTGGGGATGACGGAATTGTGTTTGAAAATTGTAAATTTGATAACGCAATGATTGAAATCGACACAGAAAGTTCAATGACGTTCTTGGGAATTGAAGAACAAAAAGAAGAAAGACAAAGAGAAAGGGTAAAAGAACTTATTAAAAAACGACAAGAAAAGGAGTCACAAAAGCCACAATCTCCGGTAAATAATTAAATCACAATTTTAAAAATTAAAAAAAAATGGATATTTCACAAAGAATATTAAGCGACATTACGGTGTATATGAAATACGCAAAATTTGTCCCTGACTTAAACAGAAGAGAAACTTGGGAAGAGTTGGTAACAAGAAACAAAGAAATGCACCAAAAAAAATACCCCCAAATCAAAGAAGAGATTGAGGAAGTATATCAAATGGTATATGACAAAAAAATTCTTCCATCTATGAGATCTTTACAATTTGGTGGAAAACCAATTGAGATTTCACCAAACAGAGTTTACAATTGTGCTTATTTACCAATTGATCATGCTGATGCTTTTTCAGAAACAATGTTTTTACTTTTAGGTGGAACAGGAGTTGGTTTTTCGGTTCAAAAACATCACGTTGATAAACTACCCGAAATTAAAAGACCAAACCCAAATAGAACAAGAAGATATTTGATTGGAGATTCTATTGAAGGATGGGCTGACGCAATTAAAGTATTAATTGAATCTTATTTAGGATTAAAATCATCAACACCAATTTTTGATTTTTCTGACATCAGACAAAAAGGAGCATTGTTGGTAACATCAGGAGGAAAGGCACCTGGACCACAACCACTTAAAGATTGTATTCATAATATCACAAAAGTATTTGAATCAAAACAAGATAGTGAAAAACTAACACCAATCGAAACTCACGATATTGTATGTCATATTGCTGACGCAGTTTTAGCTGGAGGTATTAGAAGAGCAGCACTTATCAGTTTGTTTTCTGCTGATGATGAAGAAATGATTTCTTGTAAATCAGGAAATTGGTGGGAACAAAACCCACAAAGAGGAAGAGCAAACAATTCAGCGGTTTTACTTCGTCACAAAATAACCAAAGAATATTTTATGGATTTGTGGAAAAGAATTGAATTATCAGGAGCAGGTGAACCAGGAATTTATTTATCAAATGATAAAGATTGGGGAACAAACCCTTGTTGTGAAATCGGTCTTCGTCCTTACCAATTCTGTAATTTATGTGAAGTAAACGCATCTGATATTGAATCACAAGAAGACTTTGAAAAAAGAGTAAAAGGGGCAGCGTTCATTGGAACATTACAAGCAGGATATACAGACTTCCATTATCTTCGTGATGTATGGAAAAGAACCACAGAAAAAGATGCTCTTATTGGTGTTGGAATGACTGGTATTGGATCAGGAGTTGTTTTAGGTTATGATATGGAAGCGGCCGCACAGGCAGTTAAAGATGAAAACGAAAGAGTCGCTGAACTTATTGGAATTAATAAGGCAGCAAGAACAACCACAGTTAAACCATCAGGAACATCATCTTTGGTATTGGGAACTTCATCAGGAATTCACGCTTGGCATAATGACTATTATTTAAGAAGAATCCGTGTTGGGAAAAATGAGGCAATTTATTCTTATCTTGCTATTAATCACCCCGAACTTGTTGAAGATGAATACTTCCGTCCACACGACACTGCGGTAATTACAATTCCACAGATGGCACCTGAAGGATCAATTTTACGATATGAGTCCGTATTTGAGATGTTAGAAAGAGTTAAAAAAGTTTCAAAAGAGTGGATTAAAAATGGGCATAGATCAGGACAAAATAGTCATAACGTATCTGCAACAGTTTCAATCAAAGAAGATGAGTGGGAATTAGTTGGAGAATGGATGTGGAAAAACAGAAAGTTCTATAACGGATTATCTGTATTACCTTATAACGGAGGAACTTATACACAAGCACCTTTTGAAGATTGTACCAAAGAACAATTCGAAAACTTGTTAAAAACATTAAATAATGTTGATCTAACAAAAGTAATTGAATTACAAGACAATACAAATCTTAGTGGTGAGGCCGCTTGTGCTGGTGGAGCTTGTACCATTTCAGAATTTTAAAAATGATTTTTACTTAATTTCACAACCTCCCAGATATTTATTAAATAAATGGGAGGTTCTATGGAATATATATATTGTATAAAAAATAAAATTAATGGTAAACTATACATTGGAAAAACAAAAAGACCAAATAAAAGATTAACCGAACATAAAATGTTGGTTGGAAAAAAAAGACACAAACTTTATGATGCAATTCTACACTATGGATGGGATAATTTTGAGTTTATAATTCTCAATCAAACAACTTCAGATAAAATAAACGATTTAGAAGTTCAATATATAGAACAATATGATACAGTTTTAAATGGATATAATTACACTATCGGTGGTACTGGTGGAGACACATTTACAAACAAATGTGATGAACTAAAAGAAATTACTCGTAAAAAATTATCTGAAACGGCAAAAAAAAATTTAACAGATGATTATAGAAAAAAAATGAGTGATTTAACAAGAAAAAAATGGGAAAACGAAGATTATAGGATAAAAGTTTTGAATGGTTTAAAGAAAGTTGTAAATACAAAAGAATACAAAGATAAATTATCTATGGGTGTAAAAAAAAGTTTAGAAGATCCAGAAAAAAGGAAATTGTGGTCTGAAGTAAAAAGTGGGAATAAAAACGGAAGATGGTTAGGTTATATTATTGTTTACGATAATAATGGTGTTGAATATGGTAGATACGAAAGCGCTGTTGAGGTTAATAAACAATTAGGGATTCCAGCACATACTGTTAGAGTTAAAGCTAAAAACGGTGAACCTTATAAATGTGTTAAAAAAGGTAAGAATTATTATATGTTTACATTTAAATTAGTTGTTGAAAATAAAAAAGAAAATATTTAATACAAATGACAATAAAAGCATCAAACGATTGGATACAACAATTATATGTTCAGGAGACACTAAAAAAATCTCCTGAACCTGATTTTTACGAAAATGAAAACGGGAAAATTGTTATGACCAAATCTTACCATATTAAAAGGGGTTCTTGTTGTGGATCAAAATGTTTAAATTGTCCCTACGAACCGAAATATGTAAAAGGAAATAAAATCGTAGAAAAATCACTAAGAAATTAGTGATTTTTTTTTATATATCTAAACTATTTATTTGTATGTCGAATATTATTTCAGAAGAAATTCAAAAGATTAGAAAAATGATGCTCTTGGAAGAACTAGTCCAAGAAGACGGAGCCAAGAAATTAAAACAAACTTTAGATATTCTACAAAAAAAAGATAAAGTTTTACTTTTGAGTTGTTCAAACAGATTTAACTGGGACCCTAAAAACATAGACGTTCCAAAATCAAAGATACTTGCAATGTATTTGAATGAGGAACTTGGAAAAAAATCTGTATTTATGGATGTATCAGAACTTAAAATATTTCCTTGTGAGGGGAATGTTTCAAGGGAAGATGGAAATAGTTGTGGTGTATTAAAATCATTATTAAAAGATAATAAAAAAAATCCTTCAGGTCATCATAGGTGTTGGGCAAGTTTAAATAATAAAACTGATGAATTATGGAAGATCAGTAAAGAATTATTTGAATCAGACGCTGTGGTATTCTTTAGTTCAGTAAGGTGGGGACAAGCCAATATGTTTTATCAAAATCTAATAGAAAGATTAAATTGGATCGAAAACATGCATACCACTTTGGGCGAAAAAAATATTGTTAAAGATATTGAAACAGGTTTTATTTGTGTTGGTCAAAATTGGAATGGTGAAAATGTCACAGAAACCCAAATGGAGGTTCATAAATTCTATGGATTCAACCCCAATAAAAAACTATATTGGAATTGGCAATATACAACCGATGCGTATGACGAAAGTAAATCTTCTTACAAAAAATCCCACAAAAAATTCATTGATGATATGGGTTTATAAAATCGGTTATTATAAATATAAATCATCGTCATAGGACAAAAAAAATATCCGATGTGTTTTTCAAGATAGGTCGGGATTTTTTATTTAATGTAATTTTTACTTAAAAAAAACCTAACCTATATTTATATGTGATATGGCAAATGGTATTACTTATGGAATTTCTTTCCCTTTTGTTGACTCTTTCACAGGACGATATTTGGACGTAACAAATTCAACTGAAGGTGAAATAAGGGCTAATTTAGTTCATTTAATTTTAACAAGAAAAGGTTCAAGATATTTTTTACCTGATTTTGGAACAAGACTTTATGAGTTTATATTTGAACCATTAGACGGACCAACTTTTTCTGATATTGAAGCCGAGATAAGAAGTACAATTGGAACTTATATGCCAAATTTGCAAGTAACCAATATAAGTGTTGAACCGGCATCTGCGGGTTTAGAAGATAAAGGTTATACCGTGAATAGAGATGGAGAAAGGGAGTTTAAAGTTACAAATATTGCAACTTTAGAACACACCGCAAAAATTAAAATAGATTATCGTATAACAGATTCGGCTTTTGAATCTCAAGATTTTATCATTATCAATATTTAATATTATATGGCTGAGAAAAAAATTTCCTATACCGTAAGGGACTTTCAAGGAGTTAGAACTGAATTAATTAATTTTACAAGAACTTATTATCCTGATTTGGTCCAAAATTTTAATGACGCAGGTATTTTTTCTGTGATGTTAGATTTGAATGCTGCGGTTACGGATAACTTGAATTATCAAATTGATAGAAGTATTCAAGAAACCGTATTACAATTTGCACAACAAAAAAATTCGGTATATAATATTGCAAGAACTTATGGATTAAAAGTTCCTGGACAAAGACCATCGGTTGCTTTAATTGATTTTTCAATTACGGTTCCGGCTTTTGGAGATAGAGAAGATTTGAGATATTGTGGTGTTTTACGAAGAGGATCACAAGTTAATGGTGGAGGACAACCATTTGAAACGGTATATGATATTGACTTCGCGTCACCAATCAATGCTGAAGGATCACCAAATAGAGTTAAAATACCTAACTTTGATTCAAGTGGAAAACTATTAAATTATACAATTGTCAAAAGAGAAGTTGTTGTTAACGGTATTACAAAAGTATATAAAAGGGTAATAACACCAAATGATTCGAAACCTTATTTAGAATTATTTTTACCTGAAAAAAATGTATTAGGAATTACTAGTGTTTTATTGAAACCTGGGACTCAATATTCAACAATACCAAATCCACAAGACTTTTTAACTTTGGGACAAGAAAGATGGTATGAGGTTGACGCATTAGTTCAAGATAGAGTTTTTATTGAAGATCCAACGAAAACTTCAGATCAACCAGGTATTAAAGTAGGAAGATATATTACAACATCAAACAAATTTATTTCTGAATATACACCACAAGGATTTTGTAAAATGACGTTTGGTGGGGGAAATATTTCTGCTGATGAACAATTAAGACAATTCGCAATTGATGGAAAAGGATTTGATTTAAGTAGATATACTAACAATTATGCAATGGGAGCGGCTCTTTCACCAAATACGACATTATTTGTACAATATAGAATTGGTGGTGGTTTATCAAGTAATTTGGGTATTAATACGATAAATCAAATTGGTACGGTTTCATTTGCAGTAAATGGACCTTCACAAAGTGTTAATAATAGTGTTATTAATAGTTTACAATGTAATAACGTAACTGCGGCAATTGGAGGAGCAAATCCACCAACAACTGAAGATGTTAGAAATTTGGTATCTTTTAACTTTGCAGCCCAAAACAGAGCTGTAACCGTAAATGATTATAATTCACTTATTAGAACTATGCCATCTCAATTTGGGGCACCAGCAAAAGTTGCTATCACGGAAGAAAACAACAAAATAAGAATTAAAATGTTGTCTTATGACGCTAATGGAACTTTAACAAATGTTGTATCAAACACCTTAAAACAAAATGTTGCAAATTATTTATCAAACTACAGAATGATAAATGATTATATATCTATTGAAGCGGCAGAAACAAT